TTCAAATGCTATCCAAAAGCATTGTGCATATTGTTGCGCTGAATTTTTGCTGATGTACTCTTTTGAGACAAGCGAATCAAACAATGCTTTTACTTCGCCCCTTGCTTCGTTCGTTTTCGAATTGCCTTTTAGGTATTCGGCTTTTGTGGTACTGCAAGCGATAACGTGTGCGTCAACTAATTTTTGGATTTCCGCATTTTGTTTTGTGATGCTCTCAGCGATCAGCTTGTCAGCTTTAGCTTTAGCAGTTGCAAATGCACCGATAATCGATGCGTGGATTTTCGTGAATTGTGCCATTTTAGTTTCCCTTGAATAGCGTTGATTTAAATATCGGCTAAACCGAATTGCTTAACCGATGTGTGTAATGTATAGCAGTTTTATAGTTTAGTCAAGTCTTTTTTGTAGCTATAACCTTATTTGTTTTCGGCAGGGTTTGACCCCACCGCCCCGCCACCCCAAGCTGGTGGCGTTAGGAGTCCCACGTCCCCTTACGCTGAGCGTTGAATCCTCCGGCAGCAAAATAAAACCATTCCTATACAAAACTATATCAACTACCGGACCCCACCCCCCTTCCATAGAAAAGGCCCCCCATCAAAAATAAAACACACAAGAAAAAAATTACATATATAATTCGCCAAACTAACGGCTGCTACTCCGCCTATGTACACACCAGTTATAGATTTCAACATCCCGCTTGCGGACTACTCCCCGACATTTGAGTCGCTGGAGACCCGCGTAGCCGCAGCTATGGCTGCGTTAGTAGACACCAACAACCTGCCATCCCCAAACGAAATATCCGAAACGGACAAAAACAAAGCCCGCGAGGTGTTCATTGGGAACGAGTTGGCATCAGACGAGGACTTGTCTTCCCCCGGCATGGTGGTATATCTGCAGTCTCTGTTGTCAGAATACGACACGGTAATTGTGAAGTCAGCGCAACAGATGCGAACCTATGTAACTAATAAGCTACTTGCAGAAACTGCAAACCCAGACCCACGCATACGGATGAAGTCACTGGAACTGCTGGGCAAGATCAGCGACGTTGGATTGTTCACAGATAAGACCGAGATCACGATGCGCCACCGGCCTACGGAAGAGTTGGAACAAATGCTGCGTGAACGCCTGACCAAGGTGTTGGAAGCGGAAGTTGTAGACCCCAAGCCAACCAAGTCCCAAATACAAATAGATATTAGCGACGTCGAAGCAATCTGATGCAGCAAACCCTAACGCCAGAGATCATTGAACGGATTTCTAAGAAGCTGCCTCCAAATGAGGCGGTGGAGTTACTTGCCATGTTTGCAGAGTTGGACGACAGGAAGCGCCAGCAGTTGGCCCAGAACGACTTTCTATCGTTCATTGCTGCCATTGATCCTAACTATAAGTTTGGAGTTCACCTAAAGAGGCTGGGTAGTCTGCTGATGGAAGTTGAGCAGAACATAAAAAACCGGATTGCGGTGTCTATGGCACCTCGTATGGGTAAATCCCAGATGATTTCTATCTACTATCCGGCTTGGTACTTGGGAAAACACCCCGATCACAAGGTAATTGTGGCCTCACACACTGCAGATTTGGCGATTGTGATGGCCCGTAAGGTGCGAAATCTGATTAATACGCCCGAATACAAGGCAATTTTCCCTGAGACAAACATTGCAAGCGACGCAAAAGCTGCTGCGCAGTGGAATACGACCAAAGGTGGCGAGTATTTTGCGATTGGTGTGGGTGGTGCGCTCGCTGGTCGTGGTGCCCACTTGATTATTGCCGACGATCCGCTGTCTGAGCAGGACATTAAGGCCGGAAACACCACATCTTTGGACAATGCATACGAGTGGTTCAGTGCTGGTTTGCGTACTCGACTCATGCCGGACGGGAAAATCTGTGTTTTGCACACAAGGTGGCACCAGCGGGACTTGATTGGGCGGCTAATTAAAGACTCGGCCATGAATGAGGGCGGGGATAACTACGAAACCTTTGAATTCCCTGCAATTTTGAACGAAGGCACGGATAACGAGAAGTCAATTTGGCCAGAACAGTGGTCAATCGAGTCACTCCAACAAACCCGGGCATCAATGCACCACATCATGTGGCAGTGGTACGCTCAATACCAGCAAAACCCAACAGCAGCCGAGGCTGCGATCATAAAACGGGACTGGATACGCTGGTGGGAGAAGGATGACCCGCCAAAAATTGACTTTATGGTGCAGGCGTTTGATACGGCGCTCACAACCAAGGAACGATCTGACTTTTCCGTGTGCCATACGTGGGGCGTGTTTGAAAGCGAAGAAGACGGCACGCAGAATGTGATCCTGCTAAACAAAGTCAAAGGGAAATACGAGTTTCCTGAGCTAAAAGCCATGGCGCACGAGCAGTACAAGATATGGGAGCCGGACAGTGTGATTGTCGAGGCTAAAGCCAGTGGTCAGCCGCTGATTGACGAGATGCGCAGGTCGGGTATATTTGTGCAGGACTTCAGTCCCGGCAAGGGTCAGGATAAAATCGCAAGGCTTAATGCCGTGGCAGATATGTTTGCGTCAGGACACGTTTGGTTTCCCGAGAATGCGTGGGCTGCGGCCACTGTGGAGGAGATTTTGGCGTTTCCCGCAGGCGAGCATGACGACGAGGTGGACACCATGACACTGGCGTTGATGAGAATTCGCAAGGGTGGGCTATTGCGCTTGAGTAGTGACCACGAGGATAATGAACCCTATTACGCGGGCCGTCGCCAAGCGTATTACTAAGGACTTTAAATGGCTACTAATATGTTCCCTTCACTAAACCCAGCGCCGCTTGGGTTGGATGCACTGGCCCCTGAGTTGGACGAGGGTCCCGGCATTGAGATTCAGATTGAGAACCCCGAGGGGTTGATCGTCGGTATGGACGGTGTTGAGATTGACCTGATGGAGATTGTTGCAGGCGATAAAAGCGACGACTTCGACGCTAACCTTGCTGACGAGATGGACGAGGGCGAGTTGCAGAAACTTGCCAGTGACTTGGTTGAACTGGTAGATGCAGACATTAGCAGCCGCAAGGAATGGGTTGAAATGTATGTCAAAGGTCTAGACGTTTTGGGGATGAAATATGAGGAACGTACTGAACCGTGGCTCGGTGCTTGCGGTGTTTTCTCAACGGTACTCACAGAAGCTGCTGTACGGTTCCAGAGCGAGACTATTATTGAGACGTTCCCTGCTCAAGGCCCGGTCAAGACCGAGATCATCGGCGCAATTGATAAACTTAAAGAAGAGGCGGCGGAGCGCGTTCGAGAGGACATGAATTACCAGTTGACCGAGGTGATGTCTGAGTATCGCCCTGAGCATGAGAAGATGCTGTACTCCCTTGGTTTAGCTGGCAGCGCGTTCAAGAAAGTTTACTTTGACCCCAGCCTGAATCGCCAGATTGCGGTGTTTATTCCCGCTGAAGACATCATTATTCCGTACGGTGCGTCGAGTTTGAAGACGTCTGATCGTGTTGCGCACATCATGCGTAAGACCAAGAACGACATGAAGAAGCTGCAGGTAGCGGGCTTTTATCGTGATGTTGAGTTGGGTGAGCCGCAAGTCATACACACGGACATTGAGAAGAAGAAAGCGGAAGACCAAGGGTTTACGCTTACGGATGACGACCGCTATCAGATTCTGGAAATCCACGTTGACTACGACTTGCCCGGTTATGAAGACGAGGACGAGATTGCACTGCCATACGTGGTGACAATAGATCGCGGCACTAACAAAGTGTTGGCCATCCGCCGTAACTGGAACCCAGACGACAAGCGCAAATTAAAACGCGATCACTTCGTACAGTACACATACATACCCGGCTTTGGTGCTTACGGTCTTGGCTTGATTCACTTGATCGGCGGCTACGCACGCGCAGGTACTTCTATCATTCGTCAGTTGGTTGATGCAGGTACGTTGGCTAACTTGCCCGGTGGTCTGAAGGCTCGCGGTTTGCGCATCAAAGGTGACGATACACCAATCAACCCCGGTGAGTTCCGTGATGTAGATGTGCCAAGCGGTGCGGTCAAAGACAACATCATGATGTTGCCGTACAAAGAACCATCACAGGTGCTACTGGCGCTACTGAACCAGATCACTGACGAGGGCAAACGCCTTGGCTCTATTGCTGATATGAACATCAGCGACATGAGTGCGAATGCTCCGGTAGGTACGACGCTCGCGTTACTTGAGCGTCAGTTAAAGACAATGTCTGCTGTACAGGCCCGCGTGCACTACAGCATGAAGCAAGAGTTCAAACTTTTGCGCGACATTATCCGCGACTACACACCAGATCAGTACAGCTTTGATCCATCAAGCGGCGACCGCATGGCAAAGCAAGAGGATTACGACATGGTGGACGTGATCCCCGTGTCCGATCCCAACAGCGCAACGATGGCGCAGCGCATCATGCAGTACCAAGCGGTGATGCAGTTAGCTCAACAAGCTCCGCAGATTTATGACTTGCCTATATTGCACCGTCAGATGATCGAGGTGCTTGGTGTAAAGAACGCTGAGAAGCTTGTACCTACAGATGACGACATGACACCACGCGATCCTGTCTCGGAAAACATGGCGTTCCTGAATGGCAAACCGACCAAAGCGTTTATCTATCAAGATCACGACGCACACATTGCTGTACATACATCAATGATGCAGGACCCGCTCATCATGGCGCAGGTTGGCCAGAACCCACAAGCCCAGAAGATGATGGCCGAGATTCAAGCTCACCTCTCAGAACACTTAGCGTTTGCATACCGCAAGAAAGTGGAAGAACAGCTTGGCGTGCCATTGCCACCACCAGACGAAGCCATGCCAGAAGACGCAGAAGTTATGTTGTCACGTCTGGTTGCCCAAGGCGCACAACAAGTGCTGGCTGCGAGTAAAGGTCAGGTGGCAAATCAGCAAGCTCAGCAGATGCAGCAAGACCCAGTCATGCAGTTGCAGCAAGCAGAGTTGGCGATCAAGAAACAGGAAGCTGACACTAAGGCGCTTAAGGTCAAGGGTGACTTGCAGCTTAAGGCTGAGGAGTTGTCACTCAAAGCGCAAGAAAGCGCAGCGAGAACAGGCGAAGACCCAGCCATGGCATCAATGCGATTGCAGCAAGAAATTATGCAGGCGCAGGAGTTACACGGGATGGAGATGGCTGCCAAACGGATGGAGCTTGAACAAGCTCAGGCCCAGCAACAGCAAGCTATGCAGCAACAACAAGCGCAGGTCCAGCAGAAGATGGCTCATGGCGGGCAAGTACATAGCCAGAAGTTGGAGCACGCCGAGATGGACAGACTTGCAAAGTTATTACAAGGCAATAGGGAGTAATCATGGCCAATCTGCTTGAAGTTTTAGACGGCAAACTAAACGAACACGTCAAGCAGTTGGTTGACGTAATTAGCGCTGGTGGAGCTAAATCCCACGAGCACTATAAAGAACTGTGCGGAACTATCCGAGGTCTGCAAACCGCGCAGTATGAACTTGCTGACCTCGTGCGAAAAACTAAGGATTATGACGATGACTGAATTTGATGTCAGTGCGGTTGATCTGAGCGGGGTGCTTAATACCTCCGCAGAAGAGAAAGCCAAACAAGTACCGGACCCCGCGACGTACCACATTCTGTGTATGTTGCCCAAAGCTGAAGAAGAATTCAGCGAGACAGGGATTTTAAAATCTACCACGATAATGCACCACGAGGAGCTTCTCTCCCCCGTGTTGTTTGTTGCAAAGATTGGTCCTGATGCGTTTAAAGACGCTGCCAGATTCCCATCTGGTCCATCATGCAAAGTTGGTGACTTTGTTTTGGTTCGCCCAAACACTGGCACTCGCATGAAAATTCATGGCACTGAATGGCGTTTAATTAACGATGATTCCATACAAGCCGTTGTGCAAGACCCTCGTGGTATCCAACGCCCTAACTAAGGAGTAATCATGGCTGAAATTGAAAAGACAGAATTTGAGTTTCCTGATGAAGCTGAAGTCAACGCCCGTAAGGGTGGCAAGGTTGTAGAACCTGAGTCTGACGCACCGGAAATTGAAGTCGTAGACGACACACCTGCCGAAGACCGTGGGCGTAAACCCATGTCTGAGCCGCCCAAAGATGTGACGGATGAAGAGTTATCAAAGTACGACGAAAGTGTTCAAAAACGTATAAAACACTTTACAAAAGGCTATCACGACGAGCGCCGCGCTAAAGAAGCGGCTGAACGTGAGAAAGAAGAAGCACTGCGGTTTGCCCGATCTTTGGCTGAAGAAAACAACAAGCTCAAGGGTTCTGTTAATCAGAATCAGACAGCGTTGATTGAACAAGCCAAAAAAGTGGTGGCCAATGAGCTTGAAACTGCGAAACGTCAGTACAAAGAAGCCTATGAAGCGGGTGATTCTGATGCTCTGGTGAACGCTCAAGAAGCGCTTACCTCGGCCAAGATGAAAGCGGATAAAGTAAATAATTTTCGCCCAGCCCCTTTACAAGTAGAAAAAACTGATGTACAACCCGTATATCAGCCCCAACCGGCTGCACCCGTGGACGAAAAACTGCTTGCATGGCAAGACCAAAATCAGTGGTTTGGTTCAAATAAACGGATGACAGCTTATGCCCTCGGCTTGCACGAGGACTTGGTAGGGGAAGGAATCCCAGCAGGTAGTGATGAATACTACAAACGTATCAACACTGACATGCGCGAAAGGTTTGCCGAC